ACAGACACTGGAACTTGTGTCCTAAAAAGTTGATGTGTACTCTGGTTATATGCGAGTAGAGTGTTTGTCGTATCATTCGTACCCACACCCGCAAAATCTGTAGCTAACTCAAGGGGTGTGATATACACACCACTCGCACCAGTTGCATCTATTTTCTCTTCACTCGCGTTGAATACGATCGAGTTTTCCGCCTGATCTTCTCGGCAGTTTTTACCGAAACGAAGTTTCGTGGCACCACCGAGGGTACTCAAGTTCTTCGGCATTTAATATAGTAGTGCATTTTAATTTGCATACATGAGACCCGCCATGCCATTATTCACTCTGAGTATGTTATAATTTACGGCGTAAATCGGGTCGATGATGAGTTTGCTTTCACTATGAATCTTCACGGAATCTAAACGACTGAAATTTAACGATCCCGAAGGTTGAAGGGAACTCGTGTTCAGACAGAAACAGTGAATGAAGAAATCGGGGGACGTTACGAAATTTGTGTGATAATAAGTCATGATATCAACGAAATGTGGTTTCGCCCATTTAAATGCACTAATATCGGTACTATTTATACTCATTTTGATCTTGTTATCAATAGAAGTAAACGTACTTTCTGAATTTGTATTGGAACATGCGATATATTTCACGGGGTGATTAAACGTTAATTCTTGTGTGAGTTCACCTGATGGTACACTTTTCTGAACTTGTGTGATTAGAATATCGTGTTGTCGAGATGCCATCATACCCCGTTCTTCGTTATCCAAATAGTAATAATTTGCATACGCTTCTACGTTATAGTCACCCGCATCTGGACCCCAATAAATCCGTAGATCGACTGTATGATACTGTAAAGCCACGAGAGGGAGTGCAGATTGTGGACCTTCACAGAAGAAAAATCGAAGTGGGTAAAAATATGACCGGGCACTTGCACCTGGGTGTGTACCGTTTGAACTCTTGGATACGTTTTGGGCATACGTATCAATCGCAATTTTTTCAGTGAAATCGTGATCCTGAACATCAATAATATGCCCCCCGACAAGAAGTTCGACTTTATCAATTACCCTGCCCCAATCCTGAATATCAACGGCGTTGACATTGTTATCGATGGTAAAATATGTATACCCGAGTAAATCACCGTTTCGCTCTAACCTGATAGAGGACATGGAATTACCTTTCACAGCTCCCTGTATCGTCTGCTTCTCTAGAGACTGTGAAAAGTTGGAGTGTCTTTTGAATGTGGACGTGAAAAATGATATTTCAGGTTCACCTATAATATGTTCATCTTGAGCACCTACGGCTACGAGCTGTACGAGTCCTGACGACATACTTATTATATTAATGCTATTTTTAAATTGTATCTATGTAGCGCCCTGAAACGTTTACATCATATTTCTCTTTTTACAGATAAATTTAAACACCATAAACGCTTTCGTGGCATCTGCGACCTCTGTACCATCCTGTTTGTATAATTTTAGGTTCAATCGGTCGAGTTTACGGATAGGTGTGATATATTGCTGAACAATAGGATAGTCATTTTTGAAGGTCAGGTTTGTTGCGCCTACCGTGACGATCGAACCGAAAGATCCATTTATATGGTTATCATTGCCATCTAGATCCTGCTTCGCGCGTTGGAAAAACGTGTTTTTCAATTCTTCAATTGAAACGTGAATAATATTTGTACTCGCAGAAATACCAGTGAATCGGGCAGCCATTAATTGAACCTGTACAATATTTTCAAGGGTACTGGGTAAAAAAGCTGTAATCCCCTTTGTCATCTGAGCACTAGCCTGATCCGTGGTATCGACGATAACTGTGTGATATTCATGTTCGAAATCGGGAATAGTCACCTGAGGAGCTGTAACAAGTGCCATTTATAATAGACATAGAAATTATCCACTTAAAAATTTGTATAAGTTTAACTGGAGAGTTTATAGTAATTATTTATTATATCTAATCGACGATCTTGTAGTTCGAGTGATCGCGTACGAGTTTCTGTCCACCGCAAACACCACCTGTACTCGTGGAGTAGACGCTATCATTGAGACACTCAGGGCTACTCTTGAGACTTGATAAGGGCTGTTCACTCACGGGTTCGATGGTAATCATTCTGGGCTGGTACATACTCTTCTTACCTCCAGACAATTTCGATACGATCAGGATCAAGAGAAGTGTGATGGCGATCGCCTTTAGTGTCGATCGGTTCGTCTTGTTGAGTTTCATTTACTATGTACTGACATTTTTTTTATAAAGTGCGTTAAAGAGAATAGATTAGTTTCAATATAGAGAGTAATGGACGGTGAAATTATTCTGGATAGAGGGAATCAATCCGTTATGAAATTAGATGACAACGAACAAGCCATGATGGATGAGATACAATTAGATTTTGCCCACTCGCGTACACACGCCCCACCGACCGTACAAAGAATGGAAGGGCGTCAGTATGGGTCACAGTCGATGGAGGGGCAAGACGATGTGGATGCATTTGCCAATCCCGTGAAACAAAGTGCACCACCGCCACCCCAGGCAGAAGAACCTGTTGATCACGGTGAATACATGGACGATACACCATACAATAACGGACCTGGTATGGATTATAGTCAGATGGAACCACAGGAAGATGTGCCGTCACCGGGTTACAAGACAATAGATGAAGAAAAGTCGGATCTAGTGAATAAACTTGGTCGCCTTGAAAAGCGTGGGTTTAACGTGAATAAGCGACTGAATGCCTATTCCCCTGTTGATGAATTACGAACAGAAGTGAAACGAATCACGTACAGTATCGATGTTGATAAGTCTATCAAGTTTTCGAGACGTATGCTCGTCGCGTGTGTTACGGGTCTCGAGTTTCTTAATAAACGGTATAACCCGTTTGAGATTCAACTCGAAGGCTGGTCTGAGAACGTGATGGAAACGCAGGATGATTATGATGAAGTGTTTGAGGAGTTATTCGTAAAGTATCGAACTAAAATGCACGTCGCACCAGAAGTGAAATTGATAATGATGCTCGGTGGAAGTGCGATGATGTTCCATTTGACAAATAGTATGTTCAAATCGGTGATGCCAAACGTGAATGATGTGATGAAACAGAACCCAGATTTGATGAATAACATGATGAGTGCGGTTCAGAGTACGATGGCAGGACAGTCTCAGTCGTCGTCTCAGTCTCCAGCAGCGGCTTCGGGTGATCGATACGAAATGAAGGGACCCGGTCTCGACATTTCAAGCCTGATGGGTGGTATCATGATGCCCCCGACACCCCCCATGAACACGACACCCATGCAGAGGTCGGTCGAATATACACCGGATGTCCCAGATGATGCTGATGACATCTCCGATATCGTTTCGGAAAATGGTGCCGTGGATGAAGGTGACGATGAGGTCAAGCAGGTAAAGGTTGCAGCAGGAAAGCCTAAGCGTGGACGTAAGAAGAAGGTTGAAATTAATTTATAAATATATATAAATGATAGGATACGCTCCTATCGATTTCGACGATCCACTCGAAATCCCCACAAATTCCCGGAAGCGGGAAGTTGTGGCTGAGAATTTCGAAAAAGTACCAAAGAAAAAGGTTGTAAAGCCTCAGCCCATAGTCGATGAAAACACGGAATGCAATTATCTTGTCATGTTTTTCATCGTTGGGGTTCTCGCACTCGCCGCGATGGACTCCGTTAAGAAGTAAGTATCATGAATGTACCGCGTGACAAAAACATCACGTGTTACATTTTAGAGTTTTGTATCTACCCTGTCAGGTTTGACCAAGTTGATCCGTTAGTAGCTTTTTTGAATACGTGTGCAGCTCCCCCGCGTACAGAGTTGACAGTTTCGCGAGGAGCTGATGCGACAACTCTATCCCCATCAATGGAAACACTTGTCCCAAAATAATCACCCGAGCCTATGTTTGGAGATATAAGTTTCTCCTGTTCTGGCCAAGATGATCCAGACCTTGCGAATATATACGCAGCCCCTGCACCCGATACATTGTTTACAGTTGCACCAGTAGCTCCCACGATAGCATAACCTGTAGAGGAAATGGCAACACTTTTTCCAAAGGTATCACCCGCGGCTTTATCACTAGCGGTAAGTATCGCCTGTTGTGGCCAAGATGATCCAGACATTGCGAATATATACGCAGACCCTGCACTCGTGAACCCACCTGGATCTGCGAAAGAAGCTCCTACGATAACCCAACCCCCAGAAATAGAAACACTATCCCCGAAAGAGTCATTCGCGGCTTTATCACTAGCGGTAAGTTTCGCCTGTTGTGACCAACTTGATCCAGACCTTGTGAATATGTATGCAGACCCCGCATTGGAGACATTGCTAGGATCTTCGCGATATGCTCCTATGATGGCATAGTTCCCATCGATGGAAACACTTCTCCCAAAAGAGTCTGCAAAGGTTGCATCGGAAGCCACGAGTTTCGCCTGTTGTGGCCAAGATGACCCAGACCTTGTGAATACGTATGCAGCCCCCGCACTCGATTGTCCGTTTGGATCTTGACCACTAGCTCCTATGATAACGTCGATAGCATAACCTGTAGAGGAAATGGAAACACTCTGCCCGAAATAATCATTCGCGGTTTTATCACTAGCGGTAAGTATCGTCTGTTGTGTCCAACCTGTTCCATTAGTATCTTTTTTGAATATGTACGCAGCCCCCGCACGCGATAGTGAGCTTGGATCCGCACCATCAGCTCCTACGATAGCATAGTTCCCATCGATGGAAACACTTTTTCCAAAGTAATCATCCGCGGTTGCATCGGAAGCGATAAGTATAGCCCGTTGTATCCAACTTGTTGATGTCCTTTCGAATATGTACGCAGCCCCCGCATTCGATCGTCCATATGGATCTGCGAATTGAGCCCCTGCGATAGCATAGTTCCCAGAAATTGAAATTGAAGAACCTAACTGATCGTTGATTGCCGGATACGAGGCGCGGAGATGAGCAGGATACACGGTGGGGGTGCTACTGCCTATTGTTTTGTTTAAAAAATCGAGAAATTGGATAGTCCCGGATGCCGGTGATGACGTACCATCTGTAAAAGATGTACCTCGTAGTTCTGTCAATCCATGTGGTAACGATTTACCGGCAGATACCGATAGAGCGCTTAAACTTATTGGGTATCCAGACATTATACATTATTGCGAGAAGATTTAAGTTCCTCTATTTCGCTTTTCAATTCTTTTATGGCTTCTATTATCAAACCTGCCATGTTTCCATATGCGAGTGTATACACCGTATCCTCTGAACCTCTTACAACTTCTGGGAGAACCTCTTTTACTTCCTGTGCCATACACCCAGATGAAGCCTGATTATTGTGTGTGTACATGTACCCATTGATCTTACTTATTTTTTCTAAAGCACCCTCTATTCTTTTGATATCAGATTTCAGACGTCTATCAGAAGTTACGACAACATCCGTCGTAGCACGAATAGTTCCTACGACATCTAAAGTGTAACC